TATCTTCAATTGCACTTATTTTCTTCGATAGACTGTTCAGCTGCTTTTCCAGCTGAGAATTGTCGAGAGCTGTAGAAAACACTATCGCACCGTCGCTCATGGTTTCACCACCTGAAATTTTTGTTGACAAAATTTAAAAATTGTGGTATATATTGACTAAAATGGGGTGATTTTATGAAAAAGCTGGTTAAATGCAAAACCTGCGGAGCAGAAATAGCTAAAACCGCAAACAGGTGCTCTCAATGCGGAGCAAGACAGCATCAACTAGCACGTACACTTGTCGGCTTAATAATTGTTTTTGCGGTATTCGGAATTATAGCTTCAATCTTGGGCGGTAATGATGAGCCAAAACTCGTAAGCGATACATCTTCAGCGTTTACAGCTTCACCTGCGGTTGGTACCGTCGCACAAAACCAAAATACTTTTGGAGTCGGCGAAAAGGTATCGTTAAACAACGTTGTCGCAACTTTAACAGACGTATCTGAAAGCGAAGGCACCGATTTATTTAAGCCTTCATCTGGAAATGTGTTTGTACTTTGCTCTTTTGAAATAGAAAACAATTCAGACAAGGATATCGTTGTAAGCTCGCTTTTGTCTTTTGAGACTTACATAGATGATTATTCGCAAAATTTAAGTCTCTCCGCCATGCTCGCTTCCGAGAAAAATCAGCTTGACGGGACCGTATCCGCCGGCAAAAAGATGGCCGGAGTAGTCGGATACGAAGTACCGGAAGACTGGAAAACCTTAGAGATAAGATTCAAACCGGACGTATGGTCAGGAAAAGACATCAAATTCGTTGCGTCCAAATAATCCATAAGCCGCCACGATAAACGTGACGGCTATTACTTTATTCCGAGTTGTTTTAATAGTTCTTTTTCTGCCTCGCTGTACGTTGTTTTGAAATCCACAAGATGCCGGTTCTTGTTGTACCATTCGCGCTCGGCCTTATCGAGCTTCTTCCCTTTCAATAGCTTCTCGCGGATCCGGACGATCTGCGCAAATAGACAATCCCCGCCAATTTCATAATAGGCCGAGATAAACGTCCACCAGTGCATATAGGGAATGGACCGTATTTCCTGCCCGATAATGCGGTTAATAGAGGCGACAATATACTTCCAGTCCTGTTCCCAGTCCATGAGCTTCGGGGCCTTGCGATTTTGCCCCTCAATCTCATCGCCGCAGTTGATGAACCAAAAGCACTTCCTTATTGCCTCTTCGTAGTGCTCGGGCGGCATTTCCGCGAAGCCTGGATAGAAGATATCCAGCACCACTATAGCCTTGTCCTGCGGGCTCAGATTTACATCAGTAAGGGCGGTGCAGATATCGAGCACCGCCCTATAGTCTGATCTGATTTCATATTCCTTGCCGCCAATGTCGACGCTTGTCGGTAAATCGTAAATCATTTGTGATACTTCGCCGTGTACTTGGCTATTCTCGGGTTGGTTGCCTTCTGCTCGCGAGCAAAGGCGGTGTCTATTTCGTCTATGACGGCAAGAAGGAAGTTGCACCACACCGGGAGCCCGCCGGCGAGCGCGTACACGTTCATGTCGCCGAACAGTGAATTGCTGACCGGGCCGAAAATGCCGTCGATGATTTCGCGCATTTCGGCGTCACGTTTCCTGGCGATCTCGAAGATCTCGCGCTTATCTGCGACTCTTTCGATTTCGGCTTTATACGCTTCCTGCTTCTTATCAAGCGCGTCGAAAGCATTGAAGAGCTTTTCCACAAACGCGCTATCTGTCGGGTTAAATGAGATTTCGCAGGCGCCGTTGTTGACGGAATACGTGACTACCCCGGTTTCAAAGTTCAGCGTATTCATAATAATCCTCCTCGATTAAGCATTCAGCGCGACAGCTTCAAATACCGCTGCGGACGAAATCGCTATCTCGTCGGTCACGGTTGTATAGCCGTCCGCAATCACGGAATACTCATAGGTCCCCGCCGGCAGCTGTATGGATGCTATGCCGTTGGCGTCGGTAGTGAGCATCTGATTGTTGATATAAATCTTCGCTCCCGCCAGTCTCGCGCCTCCCGCGCCGGTGACGCTGAAGGTTACAAGATACTCGGCGCCCGTTGCAGGAGTGAAAGTTACGACGCCGTTGGAAATCGAGGCGGTTCCTACGGTGCGGGTGCCGCCGTAGGTGATTTCAATCGGCATAGCAACGTTGGACGAGCCGCCAAGCCCGGTGGGTTTAACCGCGCAGGCGCTGTAACGCTCCGCAAACATGGCGGCCGGCGACGTACCGGCGTACGCGTGGACAATAAGCAAGTCCTGAGAGGCAAGCGCGGCCGCATCCTGGTCTTTGACGGCTAGGTTCCAAATTTTCACCTGCGCAGCGTCAGAGCTATCGAGCTCGCACGGGTCAAAGGTCTGCGTGATGGTCGGCTTTTTCATTGTGGTGTAGGTATTGCCAAAAATGTCCGTTTTGGACTCGTCGCTCCAATCAAACTCCTCGGAGCTATCCTCGACGCGCTTTCCGATAGGGCTCCACACCGGGGCGGCAGGGGTCCCGGTGTTGAGATATGCGATCAGCAGCGCGCGCTCAACAACCGCTCCGCCGGGAGTGTTAAAAGCAAGGTCTGCCATTAGATCACCTCATGTAAAATTTTTTAAATTGAACAGACAACTGCACCATATACATGGCCGTTCCCTCTTCGTCGGCTTCGTACAGCATGCCATTCTGAGCTATGATTTTTTCGGTTCTAGGCTCGTCGCCGAATGCCGGGGCCGCGCCGATAATGCTCTGCTCCTGCACCCATTCCTGAAAGTCCATGACCCAGTCAGCGTTTATAATGGCGCCGGAATCATCTCCCGGGGACTTTTTAAATACATAGTACAGCCCAAAGTTGTATTGATTCTCGACAATCGTATTGCCGAGAATGTCCTTGCGCCGGCTGATTTCCACCAAACCGTTTGGGAACACGCCACCATTAGAGGGGACTTTGTCTGTATAGTCGACGTAGAATTCCGAGAGAATATCGTGGCCCTCATAGGTGGTGAGCCATGTTTTTAATTTTTCGAGTGCCGTCATCGCATCCCCGCCCTTCTGTCAACGAAGTCTTGCAGCTCCTGCCGCATTGTTTCACCTTCGGCCGCAATCAGGCGCTTATCCCACAACGGCCCCGCCTGCGGATTCTTGGTGGTCGTGTACCTCAGCGGCCGGTCCGTTGCTTTCAGCACCGTGCCCCTGCGGTAGCGATAGCCGACATTGGGGATATACGCGGGGCCCTTTCCGGTTTTGGCGTTTACCATCGCCTTGCCGTAGTAGAGATAGCGAGCATAAGGCGCGTCAATCACGACAAACGGCTCCTCAACTGGCGACTGAGCGACCATAAGCTTAATTGTCAATCCGGTTCGGTACGGCATGTACTTCTGGATCCGGCGCAAAACATTCCTGGTATGGAACTTTTGGACCTCGCCGCCCCGGAGAACGCCGAGCTTCTGCATGATCTGAGCCGCGGGCTTGACTGTAATTCTGCCTGTAATATTCATCCTCCGGCCTCCACATGGCACTGCACGCCCCGCCAATACTTCGGGTCAACATACTTTATAACGACCAGCCCCGGAACTTTTGACGGGATGTAGTCAGCCCAAGCAATGCTTGTCGGACCGATACCGAGCAAGACCTTATCGCCTACACTCAGCGACACAGAACCGGGAATGACAAGCAAGAATGAGTTTGATTCGGTCGAGCCGGTTTTGTTGATGTTCTGGTTCTTGCGGAAGTCGAGAAACGCGTTTTCGTAAACAGTACGAGCGACCGTCTTGTCATCGTTCTGGTGATAGACGGTCACGGTCTGATTGCAGAGGGAATAATCCACCGGGGGACGAGGTTGTACGCTCAGCATTGCCTTACCCCCTGTTATACCCAGATACATCTTTGCGCACCGATACAGCTCCGCGGCTTGTGCCTTGGGGCTGATATCGACCTCCCTACGGCTGCTGGACACGCTGCCGATAGAGGCGCTCTGCGGCTGATTCTGAACCGTCTCAAAGTAGTACAGCGCATCCGCCATAGCGCAGATGGCCATTTTCTCGCTGTTTTCATCCGGAGCTGTCACAGTGTAATCCCGCTTGTATTTGGCAAGCTGCTCTTCCGCCCGCTTAGCCAGTCTCGGGAAGTCGGTCGAAGGAATGGAGCCGCCCATGTACGTCCCGGTATAAAATGCGTAATCAACCATAAGCGGCTCCTTTCATTAACCGCCCGAGTTAACGGTGATAGTAGCGGTACCCTTGCCGATTACATAGCCTTTGTTGTTGACTTTTACCACAGTAATCTTGTTGTGGTTTTCCGCTGGTTCAAACTCATCCCCGGATGTGATGTCATCCCAATCGCTGGCATCGTCCATATAAAGCGGCGCAGGAGCGTTGTCTTTGGCCGTCTTATACTTATAGCTGCCAGCGCCGGTGATCGTTATCTTGGTCTTGCCTGCCGTAGTCCCCGCTTCAGATGTGATGGTGACCGTTGCGAGGTATTTAGAGCTTATCTCGCCCTCAATCGCACGCACCAGCGCATACTTGGTATCAGGATCTTCGCCCTGGTCGATGGTCATGCCGAGGTATCCGCACAGGGCGCGGAGCTGCTCCGGGGTCAGGTCGTCCAGCAGGGTGCGGATATGTTTGGAATTGTCGATGGTGTAGCCGTTGGCGGTGAAAAAGGCGATTGCAGAGGTGGCGGAAGCGGGGCACGCCGCCACGCCTTTGATAAAGTCGACCTCGCCCCATGTCATCTCATGCGATTCGTTGGGTGCGTAAATTCTGGGCATTTACTTATCCCCTTTCTTAGCAGTCTTCTTCTTAGATTTCGGGCCGGCCTCCGCTGCCACCGTCGGCGCGGCCGGCTCCTCGCGCTCGACGGTGTATCCTTTTCGTTCAAACCATTCAATCAGGCGTGGGTTATCGGTATAACCCACGCCCTCTTTGAACTGAACGCTGGCGGATATGCCGTTATACCTCTTATTGGGGGCTATGATTTTTGCCATGCTTACGCTATCTTGATTCTGCGGAGAACGCCGGCGGCGCGGGTCGCCTTCAGCGCGATGGCGGCCACCATTTCAACCTCGCCCCTCTTTACGGCTCCGGGTCTGGTCAGATCGGGCAGATACGCATTTATGAACGCGCTGCCGGAAGGAGCGACGCCATGCACACCATCCAGCGCCAGGCGGACCGCATAGATCGAGGTTTCTCCGTTGGAATCGTCAATCGGGATGATGGGGTCGCTCGAGCCGGGTTTGTCGCCCAGGGCCATGACGAGCGACGGTCCCCACTGGCTGACCTCGTCGCCGTAATTCTGCTTGGATGCCAAATTAATGCCGGCCCTGTCCATCACGCTCTGGAACACCGCATACATCTCGCTGTTCATGAGATACAGCGTAGGAGCTCCGTCGAGCCTAGCTCTCATCTTACGTAGGGAGTCGAGGAACACCTTCCAGTTGGTGTCGATGTTGGTGCTGTTGGAAAGGTTGATTGCAGCGCTCGGAGTGAGCTCCGTGGAGCTGCCGACCAGCGCCTTGTCGAGGCCGTCAAACTCGGTGCCGGAAGCGTCCACGCCGGCGTCGCCGTTGATGAACATATCATGGAACAGCGCGCGGGTAGCCTGAATCTTCTGCTGCAGCTGGAACTGCACGTGATCAACGACCTGCTTCTCGTCATTGATGATGACGCGATCGAGCTCGAACGCGCCGCCGAAAACCTTCAGGTTTACGGTGTAAGCCGTGGTCTTTGCTTCCTGCGCAATGTACTCCGAATTGATGGCGCGGGCCGCCGCCGTCGGAAGCGTAGTGACGCGGTTATAAACATATGCGAGGGTCACACCACCCTGCGGCTTGACCGTGTTGTCGAACGGAAGCATGTCAAGCAGGGCGCTCTTACGAAATTCGTCGATAACGTCCTGAGTAAGCTTGTCCTGAGAAAGTGCTTTCGCTTCTTCAAGTGTAATAGGCATATTTACTTACCTCCAAACAATTTTTCTTGTATGCTCTGCGCCATTGTGTGCGCAGGCGGATTTGTTATCATCTGGTCTTTCCCCGCTCCGGGAGCGCCCGGAGGAGGCGGCACCTGTTCGGCTTCGAACAGATAGCTGCTCTCTTTTTTTAGTGCTTCGAGGGCCGACTTAATATCGGCATCCTGGTTTTTTGAGGCTTTGAGCGTTTCAATATCAAGGAGGGCGCGAATTGCCTTTGCGTTCCTTCCCTTTGCCGCCAAGATTGCTGTGTCGAGGCGGCTGGAGAACTCCATTTCCGCGATTTTCGCGGCGGCTTCCTTTTCGGCTTTCTCAGCCTTCTCTTTCCACTCATCCGCGGCCTTTTTGATTCCCTCGATGTCGAGCTTCTTAAAGCCTTCAATGGTCTCGTTGGCTTCCTTGAGCTGCTTTTTGATGTCATCATAGTCGGCGTACTGTTTCTTCACATTTTCGATGTCCTTGCCGTTCTCGGCCATGATGGCATCAATAGCTTCCTTCGACAGCTTTGCTCCGTTGCCGAGGTCAAGATTCTCAAGAAATTCGCGTTTCATGGCAACTCCTTTCTCCGCTACGCTTTTTACGGGGTCGCTTCCCGTGCGGTTGCCGTTTTACGCCCGGCGGGCGAAATGGTATAACAAAAGCCCGCTTTAATAAGCAGGCTTGTTATCGTGAATTATCAATTTTTTGGGCATGAAAAAACCACCCAGCCGTTTAGCTTGGTGGTCATTTCGTTATGATTGTGATTATGTCCTCGCAAAGGTTTCCGATGTCGTTTGCTACATAGTCATTGCCGAAACCGCGGGCCATCAAGTAATCGGATACAGCCTCAAGCAGCGCATCGGCGGCATCCTCGTCGTAGTCTCGTTCCGGGTCGAAGCCAAGTTGCCTCACTATTTTCTTCTGTGCCTCGCTAAATGGATATTTCACTGGATGCCTCCTTTCTTTTTGCTACTGGTTTTCCACGCAGTCACAAGCTGCCCCGTATCCGGATTTATATTGACTGTGGCGTCTTTCCCATAAAAACGCTGACTGCGGCGGCCCAAATCGTCAGTTTTAATATTACCAAATTTTATCGGATTTTGCAACGCGTCTTTTACTGCGCCGCTCGTTAAACCTCTCTGCACGGAACGTTCCAAAAAATGCTGAGATACACTGAAGACAGTCACGCCTGTCGGGGTTTGTACTCCCAGCAGTGATTC